GAAGGCCCAACTGTTAACTTGGATAAAGTTTCGCATCTCATCACTGACCTTCGCTTTGAAGGCAATGATGTAATCGGAAGGGCACAAATATTGGATACTCCTATGGGTAAGATCGTAAAAGGTCTTCTTTCAGGTGGTGTTCAACTAGGAGTGTCAACTCGTGGTATGGGAAGTCTTGTGAGCAAAAATGGCATAAATTATGTCGGAGAAGACTTTATTCTTAGTACTATTGATATAGTACAAGATCCAAGTGCGCCAAATGCTTTTGTTAATGGTATTATGGAAGGTGTGGATTGGGTTTGGAATAACGGCATTTTGGAACCCCAAATAATTGAAGATATGGAGACAGAAATTAAAACCGCACCGAAAGCATTTCGACCAGAAGTGCAGATTCGGGAGTTTAAGAATTTCCTCTCGTTAATCAAATCTAGTATGTAAGGAGTCAATAATGACTGAAGAAACCAAAGTCGAAGTTGAACTTCACGATGAAATTGATAACGAAATCGTGGAGGAAACTCTCGAAGAAGCACAAGCACCTGCGCCTAAAGGTAAGGCAGACGCTAGTCCCGTAACGGAACCAGAGTCTATCGCATCTGTGGATAAGGCTGCTGACGCTACTAAACAGGCACCTGTACCTAAGACTAAAGCTGGTATGATTAGTGCAATGTATGGTAAACTTAATTCTATGAAGAAAGTAGACCTACAAGCATCATACGGTAAAGTAATGGGTGAAGACCTAGAAGTAGCAGGAGAGACTGTTGCAGAAACTATCGATACAACTTCCGAGTTGGATGCGTTGGTAGAATCTGAAGCAACTCTTTCTGAAGAGTTCAAAGAAAAGACTGCTGTAATTTTTGAAGCTGCTGTTAAGTCTAAACTATCTGAAGAAGTAGATCGTTTAGAAACTCAGTACAAAGAAGAACTATCTGAAGAAGTATCATCTATTAAAGGTGACCTTGTTGAGAAAGTAGATTCTTACTTAAACTACGTAGTTGAGTCTTGGATGGACGAAAACAAAGTAGCGGTACAGAACGGTCTCCGTACTGAAATTGCCGAAACATTTATGGACAAAATGAAAGATCTCTTCACCGAGTCTTACATTGATGTACCAGAATCCAAAGTTGACCTAGTTGACGAATTAGCAGAACAAGTATCTGAGTTAGAAGAAAAACTAAATGCTCAGACTGGTGATGCGATCAAACTAAGCGAAGAACTAGAAGTACTACAGCGTGATGCTATCATCGCTGAAGCATCTCGTGGTCTTGCTGACACCCAAGTAGAGAAGTTAAAAGGACTTGTAGAAGGTATTGATTTTGACGAAGACACATTCGCTCAAAAAGTTGGTATCATCATTGAGTCACACTTCGCTAAAGAACCAAGCGCAAACGAAGAAGTTGAAGTTGTATCTGAAGACGTAGACCAAACGGTCGAAGTTTCTAGTTCAATGGCACAATACGTTACCGCTCTCCAAAAAACTATTAAGTAAGGAATTACTATTATGCAACAATCTTACGACCAATTAATCGAAAAATGGTCTCCAGTATTGAACGAAAGTTCTGCTGGTGAAATCCAAGACCGTCACCGTATGGCGGTAACTGCAGCTGTTCTAGAGAACCAAGAGAAAGCACTTGCTGAACAACGTTCTGCTGAACACGGTTTCATGACAGAAGCTGCTCCAACTAACGCAACAGGCCCTAGCGCAATAGCTAACTGGGATCCAGTATTGATCTCTCTAGTACGCCGTGCAATGCCTAACCTAATCGCATATGATGTGTGTGGTGTTCAACCGATGAATGGCCCAACTGGTCTTATCTTCGCAATGAAATCACGTTACAGCGCTCAAGACGGCACTGAAGCACTATTCAACGAAGCAGATGCTACGTTCTCTGGTGACTCAGGTAGTTCAGTGGGTACTAAAGGCGTATCTGGTTTTGACGGTGTTGTAGGTGGCCCAGGCGACTCAGCTGATGCTGCTCGTGACGTTAACGTTGCTGGTGGTATGTCAACTTCAAACGCTGAAGGACTAGGTTCAACTGGCGGTCAGACTTTCAACGAAATGGGTTTCTCAATCGAGAAAGCAACTGTAACTGCTAAGTCACGTGCATTGAAAGCGGAATACTCGCTTGAACTTGCTCAAGACCTTAAAGCAATCCACGGTCTAGACGCTGAGACTGAGTTGGCGAACATCTTGTCAACTGAGATCCTTGCGGAAATCAACCGTGAAGTTATCCGTACTATCAACACTCAGGCAAAAACTGGTGCGGTACAAGATAACGTAGCTAAACACGGTATCTTCGATCTATCAACTGATGCTGATGGTCGTTGGTCTGCTGAGAAGTTCAAAGGTCTAACTGTACAAATCGATCGTGAAGCAAACACTATCGCTAAAGAAACTCGCCGTGGTAAAGGTAACGTTGTAATCTGTTCTTCAGACGTTGCAACTGCACTTGCTGCTTCTGGTTCTTTAGACTACAGTCCTGCTATCAACAACAACCTACAAGTAGATGATACTGGTAACACTTTTGCTGGTCTATTGAACGGTCGTATCAAAGTATACATCGATCCATATGCAACTGCAAACTACTGTACTGTAGGTTATAAAGGTACTAACACTTATGACAGTGGTCTATTCTACTGCCCATATGTACCTTTACAAATGGTTAAAGCAGTTAGTGAAGACACTTTCCAACCAAAAATCGGTTTCAAGACTCGCTACGGCATGGCTTCTAACCCATTTGTTGGTGATACTGCTGCTGACGGACTTGCTACTGCTAAGTCTAACCAGTACTACCGTATCTTCCGTGTGGACAACATCCTCACAAGTGCATAAGATACATAAAAATAAGAGTGAGGTTAACTCACCACATTTTAGAGGGACTCTTCGGAGTCCCTTTTTTTATGGGCAATAAAAACCCCTCCGAAGAGGGGTAAAGAGAGATTGGAGCGGAGCAGAGGACTTGAACCTCCATCTTTAGGTTGGACACCTAACGTAATCATTATACTAACTCCGCATAATATAGGTATATTATAACACAGAACCTATACTAATGTCAAGCGTTAATTAAATCTTTTTCTTTCTTTCCGTTATCTTGTGGCAAGAAACCCATCACATCCCAAGGATACTTGTCGTTCTCTTGTTTATATTTGAACACATCATCAAGTGCCTTTTCTAGTTTACGGAACTGCGAGTTCATACCATCACGTTTGTCTTCGAGAGATTTAGTCTCTGTTGGGGCCTTTGTGTGACAAATAAAGTAACTCTCTAGTTCCTCTTCACTATATTTCTTGATGGCACTCATTAAGAACTCGTACTCATATCCTTCCTTTACCGACCATCCAGTTTGGTTTCGGATTGGGTCGAGTTTCCCACTCGTGACAAATCCGTTAACGGTTGTCCAGTCCTTTACGTCTTGGGGAGTGTATATATGATAATCTTGGTACGCACCAGTTTCTCTTAACGCCATTGCTACCGCTTTATTTCTAGTGTTACCATGAATCATAGTCATAGGTTCAAGGTATTCTTCCATTGCTTTACGGTTCTTTCTAATGTATCCTTGATGAACCGCATAACATAATGCATTAGATAAGTCGTCAGCGGTAGACGCTTTACTTGGAGCATGGTTGTTTTCTATCATCTGGAATTTAAGTTGCGCTTGACGATCATCAAACTTGTATAAAGCGACAATGCATTTTTGCATCTGAAGAACAGTCATAGCCGCATGACGGTGTGCGCCTGTGACTAGTCGATAAGAGTAGACTCTATTCTTCTCTATATCCTTGACTGGTTTGAGTAGTTTTTCCACAACCATAGTAGTACAAGAAAGATCTTGACCACCTTGTTTGTATGACTGTACAAGTGCTTGTACATTACCCATATCTAAAGCAAATCTGGTAGGATTATTCGCTGACCCAACAGTTATGTCTGATTTAGAAACGTATATGTCTTGGGGATCAATCTCAAGGTAGTCTACGAATGTAGCGCCTTCTGACTGGATTAGTTTTGCAGTGATGTTTTTCGGGCTTA